GAAATACCCCAGTTATGACTGCTTGCGGTGATTTGTTAACTGGAAGTACTAACACCTTTTGTATCATGGGGGACGTCTCCACTGGTACAAAAATAACTTGGTACGAAGGCTCATCGGGTGGATTTCTTTTAACAAGTACAACCTCTCTTGCTACCAGCACTTGGTATCATGTTGCTTTTGTAAGAAGTGGTGCAACAATAACGCTCTATGTTAATGGGGTTTCCGAAGCAAGTGCAACCCTTACCACCAACTACAACGCAACTACATCATTTTTTGTAGGTCAAACTCCAGAAGCGATTTCTGGGCGTGCTTGGAATGGGAATATTTCGAATTTCAGGGTCGTTAAAGGTACAGCGGTCTACACAAGCAACTTCACGCCAAGCACAACGCCTTTAAGGGCGATTACAAACACCTCTTTGCTGTTAAATACTGTATCTGGTGCGCCATTTGCCGATGGTTCTGGTAATGGTTTTGGGCCAACAGCAGTAGGAACCCCTGTTTGGAACGCATTGTCACCATTCACAGTAACGGGATACAAGAACCGTGTGTACACTTGGACATCCAGTGGTTCAATCACCTTCTAAGGAATAGACATGAGTAATAGATTAGGTGGTTTTATTGCAGGTCAAAATGTCAATATTTCTATTGGCACGTTCACGGCTGTAACTTCACCGACCTTTACGTTTGCATCAACACAGGCTACTCCGCCTGTGGGTCAGGCTGTGCAGTTCACGACTACTGGCACTTTACCAACTGGCCTGTCTACAAACACAACGTACTACGTCATCAGCACAAGTACAAACACTTGCCAATTCTCTACGACGCTTGGTGGCTCTGCTGTCACGTTTACAAACAGTTCAGGCTCTGGCACTCACACGGCTGTAACCCAACGCGCATTCAATCCTTACGGCGGTGCTCCTGATACTGTTGAGTATCTTGTCGTTGCTGGTGGCGGATCAGGCGGTGGTTATTATGGTGGCGGTGGTGGCGCAGGGGGTTTATTAAGTGGGAATAACTACGTTGTTGCCGCTGGTACACCGCTGACAATAACTGTGGGCGCTGGAGGTGCATACGTACTAAATCAAAACGCTGGTAATGCTGGTAGTAATTCCGTATTCAGCGGTATTACTGCGACTGGTGGCGGTTACGGGGCGGGTTATCCCGGTGATGGCGGGGCTGGCGGAAGTGGTGGTGGTTCAACTATTTATTCTAGAAACGGTGGTGCTGGAACTGCTGGTCAAGGAAATAGTGGTGGTGGAACCCCAGCAGATGATGGCGTCCGTATTGGTGGAGGTGGCGGAGGCGCTGGCTCTGCTGGCGATAATGGCGGAATTGTTTTTGGCGGTGGAAACGGTGGTACTGGACTTTGCTCAACCATTACAGGAGCACGAGTTTTTTATGCGGGCGGTGGTGGGGGCTCATCCACTGGCAATTATGCAGGTATTGGAGGAGGCGGTGGAGGCGGAAGCGGCGGACTTGGTAATTCTGGATTCCCGGGTATTGCCAATACTGGCGGCGGCGGTGGTGGGCAACCTAATCAAAGCTCTGGTTTTTACTCTGGTGCAGGTGGTTCTGGTATTGTCATCATTCGTTACCCACAAGTTAACGCACCTCCAGCACTGGTGACAGGCGCACCTCAAGTCAGTTACAGTGACGGTTATCAAATTTACACTTGGACTTCTTCTGGTTCAATTATTTTCTAAGGAGCTTAAACATGGCACATTTTGCAAAAGTAGAAAACGGTGTAGTGACGCAAGTCATTGTCATCGAGCAGGACGTTTTAAACCTTGGTCACTGGGGTGATCCAGCATCATGGGTTCAAACCTCATACAACACAGTTGCTGGTGTTCATACTCAAGGTGGCACACCACTGCGTAAAAACTACGCTGGTGTTGGTTACACATATGACTCAGTTCGTGATGCTTTTATTCCGCCAACGCCCTATGCCTCTTGGGTTCTTGACGAAGATACTTGCCAATGGAATGCGCCCACAGCAATGCCAGACGATGGCAAACGCTACCAATGGCGCGAGTCTACAACCTCATGGGTTGAACAGCCTGACTATCCAACTGATGGTAAAACCTATACATGGAACCTTGAAACAGGTGCATGGGACGAAGTAACAGCTTAATCATCGGAGCAAAAGATGCCTCAATACAGCGGAATGTGGACACTGAGTCAAGTCAGTCAGGCGGTTAAAAACCTGAATTGGACGGGTGTGCCTCCGTCTGTTGTGGAGTATCTTATTGTTGCGGGTGGTGGAGGCGGTGGCCAGATGGCTGGTGGCGGTGCGGGTGGTTTACTTGCTGGTTATGCAGGTGTAACCGCAGGTTCTTCGTACTACGTAACTGTTGGCGCGGCTGGCACAAGTAGCACTGGCTCTAATGCGGGCGGTAGTGGTGGAAACTCAGTTTTTGATGCAACATCAAACGGCGCATCCACTGGCCGTATTGTTGCATCGGGCGGCGGTGGAGCTGGTGGTTATTGGACTGGTAGTGCAAGTGGCTCTCCCGCAGTCTCTGGCGGTTCTGGAGGGGGTGGTAACGGTGCTTACACTACAGGTGGTGGCACACAAACGTATGGTGCCTCTGGAATAACTGGCCAAGGTAATACTGGTGGTAAAGGTTCTGCCGCTACAGGTACATTAGGAAATGTCTCTGCTGGAGGTGGAGGTGGCGCTGGAACAGTAGGTTTGAACGGGATACTTGATGTCGCTGGAAACGGTGGTGCAGGTATTGCTTCTGCTATTTCAGGCACAGTCACAGCTTATGCGGGTGGAGGCGGTGGCTATTCTTTTACTACAGCAAACAATGGTAATGGCGGCGCTGGGGGCGGCGGCGCTTATGGCGTTGCAGGCACTACAAATACTGGTGGTGGCGGTGGCGGAGCCGCAAACGGCGGTTCGGGTATTGTCATTCTCCGATACCCCGGCTCAATTCAATACTACACTGGTGGCACAGTAACCTATGCCGCTGGGCATATCGTGCACACGTTTACATCATCAGGCACATTGGCCCCAACAACGCCAACTAATTTGCTTGCAAATAACACAGTTATTTTCTTCTCATCTAATGTATGGACAGCCCCTGCGGGCGCAACGCAGGTTCAATACTTAGTTGTTGGCGGCGGAGGCGGTGGTGGTAGTCTTTATGGTGGTGGCGGTGGTGGCGGTGGTGGCTTTAGAACGGCTACAGGTTTCTCTGTAACTGCTGGTACAACATACATCATTTCTGTTGGCGGCGGCGGTATCGGAGGAAACGGAAGGTTTAGCGGAACTGCTGGGGGTGACTCTTCGTTTAGTTCTATTACTGCTACTGGCGGTGGCTATGGCGCTGGAGATTCGGCTAATACTGTTGGCGGTTCAGGCGGTTCTGGTGGCGGTAGTACGTCAAACGGTGGTACGGCTGGCGGTTCAGGTAATACACCAAGCACATCTCCAAGCCAAGGCACTAATGGTGGAAATTCTGCGTCTGGCGCTAGTTCTTATGGCGGTGGTGGTGGCGGTGGGGCAACTTCTGCTGGTTCCAATGGAACGGTGGGTGTTGGTGGCGCTGGAGGCGCGGGTACGGCATCTTCAATTACTGGTACTTCGGTAACATACGCTGGCGGTGGTGGCGGTGGTGGCGAAGGTGGTGCTGGCGGTGCTGGAGGCGCAGGTGGTGGTGCTTCTGGAACCGCAAACCAAATTCGTCCTGCAAATGCCGCTAGCAACACAGGTGGCGGAGGTGGCGGCGGCGGAGGAGTCGGTAATGGTGCTCCCGGCGGCAACGGCGGATCGGGTGTAGTGATCCTCAAGTGGAGCTAATCATGTGGGACTGGGCTGAAGCATTTATTGCCGCAGCCCTCATTGTCGCCTTCATTGTGTGGGGGACATTTACAGTAGTTTGGATGTGGCCATGATTCCAATAGACCCGATAACGGCGCTAGAAGGATTGCAAAGTGCGATCAGTGTCGTTAAGAAAGCCAGCAAAGTTGCTAGTGATCTAGCGGGATTGGCTCCATCCATTGCGAAACTTTTTGATGCCAAAAGCACTGCGACCAAGGCCATGCTTCAGGCTAAGCGTACAGGTGGTAAATCCAACCTTGGCGCGGCTCTACAGATTGAGATGGCGCTTGATGAAGCAAAACGGTTTGAAGAGCAGCTCAAAATGTTGTTCATGCAGGCTGGCCGGATTGATGTATGGAATGCAACCAAAGCCCGTCAAGCTGAAATGGACAGGGACGATGCCAAAGAGATGGCAGAGTTGAAGGCCGCAGAGAAGAGGCAGAAAGAAGCCGAAGAGGAGCAGATGCAGTGGGCAGTTGCCATTGTGATTATTGTGATGTTTTTGGGCGCAGTGGGCTGGGGAATAGCTGAAGTAATGGATTTGTGCGCCAAGACAAGGTGTGGTCGGTGAATGAGTACCAGAAGCAATTTGACCAATTTCTCAAAATCTTCGTGCGCTTATGTATCGCATGGTACGCCGTTGGCTTTCTCAAGTTCCTGCCGGACGAGTTGTCAGACAAGATCGTTAGCAAGTTTCTTGGAATGATTGGACTAGGATGAGTGACGAAAAGCCAGCAGACGTATTAAGCAAGGTGCTGTCCTATGTGGATAGTCCGTTTAAACTGTTTGCGCTAATCCTCATGGCTGTGTTTGCGTTTTCTGGCTACTTTCTTTGGCAGAACCAAGCGTTTTTGTTTGATGCGTACAAAGAGAACAAGAAGCTCCCAACCATTGCAGAAGACAGGGTTGAAGATGTGGCGGCGCATTTGTTTAAAAACTCAGACGCGACGGTTGTGGCAATCTTTAAAGTCAACCCGTTGTTTGGGACAAGAACTCTGTTCCGTGCGTATACGCGGGAAGGCCGAGACAAAACACATGACGGCTTAGATGTTGGTTTGTTTACACAAAGTGTTGCCAATAACCATGATGTGATTGCGCTAATGGCAAATGAAATACCGTGCGGCGAGTACGCTAGGCCCCAGAGTGAAATAGGTCTTTGGTACATTGAGAAGGGTGTGACCTTTGGCTGCCGTGTCAGCGTTCCCCCAGAGCAAGGCCGCTTTGTTGGGCAGATTACCGTTGGCTGGGACAAAGAGCCTAAAGACCTAAATAAAGCAATTAGTATGTTGCAGATTGCCAGCAGTATGCTTTCAAGGAGTAAACAGTAATGGCTCAGTTTGAACCAGCTTTTGAGCAAATGATTAAAGACGAGGGCGGCTATGTCCTCCACGAAGTACCCGGCGACACGGGCGGTATGACCTATGCTGGTATTGCTCGTAACAAAAACCCCCAGTGGAATGGCTGGCCTCTGGTTGACAAAAAAGAGTTTGGCGGTGCGCTGACTGGCATGGTGCGTGAGTTCTACCGCACTGAGTTCTGGGACAAGATGCGAGGCAACGAGATTACGAACCAAGATGTAGCCAACAGCATCTTTAACTTTGGTGTAAACGCAGGAATGGGCATGGCTGTAAAGCTGGCCCAGCTTGTCGTTGGTGCTACGCCTGATGGCGGTATTGGCGCTAAAACAGTTGAGAAACTCAACCAAATTACGGACGGCCAGCGGTTCAAAGAATCCTACGCCTTGGCAAAGATTGCCCGTTATGTTGAGATATGCAATAAGAACCCCGTTCAGGTTAAGTTCCTCAAGGGTTGGATTAACCGCACATTGAAAGGTCTAGCATGAGCTTGCTGGCTGTTGGATCAATTATTGATGCCGTGGGCAAGGTTGCTGGCGACCTGATTACCACTGACAAAGAGAAGATGGAAATGGAGATTGAGCAGCGTAAGCTCGATCTAGAAGAAAAGAAAATTGACCAAGCCACAGACCTAGCGCAGATTGAGGTCAACAAGATTGAAGCTGCGTCATCTAGTGTGTTTGTTTCTGGCTGGAGACCTGCGATTGGTTGGATTGGCGTGGCAGCTATGGGGTATCAGTTTTTGCTGTACCCACTGTTTCAATGGGGCTGGAAATGGGCACAAGCAACAGGCTGGGTTCCAGCGGGTTTAGAGCCTCCTCCAGTACTAGACGCAGACCAGCTCTGGGTGATATTATCAGGTATCTTGGGCATTGCCGGTATGCGTTCTTATGAAAAGAGCAAAGGCGTTGCCAGCAAATAAAGGTCGCCAATGCCGTTAAAAAAGATTCTGTTCCGCCCCGGCGTTAACCGGGAAAATACACGGTACGCATCCGAGGCTTTGGGGTCTGTTAACTCTGGCACAAACGTAGCGGGTGGCTGGTACGAGTCTGAGAAAGTGCGTTTTCGTTCTGGGACTCCAGAGAAAATTGGTGGTTGGGTACGTATTTCTGCGTCTACATTCTTAGGCGTATGCCGTTCTTTGTGGAACTGGGTAACGCTTGAGAACTATAACCTGCTGGGTGTAGGCACTAACTTAAAGTTCTACATTGAAAAGGGCGGTGCGTATAACGATATTACCCCAATCCGCGAAACAGCATCATTAGGATCAAACCCATTCAGTGCTAATGGCACTACGACAGTCACAGTAACTGATGCGACTCATGGCTGTATTACTGGCGACTTTGTAACTTTTAGCGGTGCTACTGGAACTTATGCTTCTACGCTAAATGCTGAGTTCCAAGTTACGGTGCTTACGGGTAATACGTACACAATTACCACGCCCACTGCATTAACTGCCGGGTCTTATGGCGGTTCAGGCGTATCTGCGGCCTATCAAATTAACACAGGTTCTGCTATTGAAGTGCCGCTCACAGGCTGGGGTGCTGGTACATGGGGCACTGGCCCTTGGAGTATTGGTATTCCGTCAACGACAGAAACAAACATTCGTTTGTGGAGTCAGAGTAACTTTGGTGAAGACTTACTGTTTGCCCCACGAAGCGGTGCTATTTATTACTGGGATGCAACTACTGGTGTTGAAACTCGCGCAGTAGCTCTGACATCTTTGGCTGGTGGTACTGATGTGCCAACAATCCAAAACTTTATATTTGTTTCAGACATTAGCCGATTTGTCTTTGCGTTTGGATGCAATGACTATAGTTCTGCCATTCAAGATGCAATGCTTATTCGGTGGTCAGACCAAGAGTCTTTGATAGATTGGACTCCAGCCGCAACAACCCAAGCTGGCAGTATTAAGTTTTCACATGGCTCTGAGTTGGTAACTTGCCTGCAAACCCGTCAAGAGATTGTTGTCTGGTCTGACTCTGCACTTTATTCATTGCAGTATGTAGGGCCGCCAGCTGTCTGGCAGTCTCAACTGTTGGGTGATAACATCTCAATTGCATCACCAAACGCAGCTGCTACGGCTTCCGGTGTGGTGTACTGGATGGGCGTAGACAAGTTTTACAAATACGACGGTCGCGTCCAGACTCTGCGCTGTGATTTGCGCCAGCATATCTTTAGCAACATTAACGTATTACAGGCAGGACAGATTTTCTCAGGAACTAACGAAGGCTTTAACGAAGTCTGGTGGTTCTACTGCTCTGCTGATAGCACGGCAATTGACAGATATGCTGTTTACAACTACTCAGAAGACATCTGGTACTACGGCACGATGGCCAGAACAGCTTGGCTGGATTCAGGTCTGAGAGACTATCCATTGGCTGCTACATATACATACAACTTGGTCAACCACGAGCAAGGCAATGATGACAACGAGACTGGTACGCCAGCCGCTATTGCCGCCTCTATCGGTTCTTCCGAGTTTGACATTGATGATGGTCACAACTTTGGTTTTGTCTGGCGTGTTATCCCTGACTTGACATTCAGAAACTCAAGTGGCGATCTGACACCTCAGTGCACCATGACGCTGATCCCATATCAAAACTCAGGCTCTGGCCCAAATGATCCAGAATCTATAGCTGGCAGTAGTAGTGCTTCTATTCAGCGGATTGCATCTGCGCCGGTTGAAGAGTTCACGGGTCAGATATACATCCGTGTGCGTGGCCGTCAGATGATCTTTAAAGTTGATTCAAACAGGCTTGGCACGGCATGGCAGCTGGGAGCGCCTCGTATTGACATTAAGCCAGACGGCAGGCGAGGTAATACATGAGCTATATTGTTATCACTGATTTTGATCTAAGTCAGGTGGCTGCACCTAATCTGCCTCTTGCGCCAAAAGAGTTTAGCCCTCAATACCAAGAGCAGCTAAACAATGTCTTACGTTTGTACTTCAACCAGATTGATAAGATTCTGGCGCAATTAAAAATAGACACTGTTGTTCCAAGTTTAACTAACTACACAGTGGCCACTTTGCCAAGCGCGGCTACGTCAGGTAAAGGCTCAAGGTCTTTTGTAACAGATGCAAGTGCTCCTACATTTGGGGCTACAGTAGCAGGAGGTGGCGCTGTAGCTACGCCTGTTTACTCTGATGGCACAAATTGGAAAGTTGGATAATGGCATTAGACCAGTTCACCGCAGAATCACTTGCTCAAGCATACGAGCGAGGTGACTTCGACCAAGTAAATAGCATTCTTGGTGGTGGTGGCATTAGTGCCAGTGATGTTCAGAGCTTCTGGAATTTCAATCCTAGCCAGATGTCAGATTTGGAGGCTGCTGGCGTTAAGTTTGCATCTGCTCCAGCAAAAGAAATTGATTATGGTGATCAGCAATGGGGGCCAGATGTTTATCAGTGGAATGGTACTGGTGGAGTTGGTAGTCTTAATTTACCAACAACCACGGTAACAGATGGCGGTATATCAACTTTAGTTACACCAGCCGCAACCGTAACTTCTCCTGTTGTAACTGTTACTTCACCAGTTGTTACGCAAACATCTCCAGTCGTCACAGTTACTAGCCCAGTAGTTACAACTGCTTCGCCAGTAGTTACTGTTGCCTCTCCCGTTGTTACAGCTTCTAGTCCGGTAGTTAGTGCATCACCTATTGTTACGGCTACATCACCAACGGTATTAGCCACTTCTCCTACTGTAGAAGCTGCGACTGAGACAATTAGCCGATCCGTTATTGACCAGATTAATGCTGCATGGGGCAAAGGCGACTATGCGGCAACACGAGACATCCTTGCGGCAGCAGGTTTAACTCCTGAACAAATCAAAGCCTATTACAAATTAGATGACGCAACGATGGACTTTGTAATGAGTAGGGGTGTATTTGCCCCTAAAGTTACACCCGTTGTTACGCCTGTAGTTACACCAACTACAGTTATTACTCCAGTAGTTAGTCCTACTGTTAAAGCATCAGTAACGCCAAGTGTTGTTGTATCAGTTAGCCCAACGGTATCGCCATCTATTGTTCCTATTGACACGCTTGCTGTTGAAGGAACTGGTGGAAGTTTGCTTAACGTTCCCGGCTACGGGGAGTTGAGTGCTTCAACCCTCAATACATGGGAACCTTGGCGTTTAACCATGTTGGGCATTACCAAGAATGCTGACGGCACTTTTGGTTATACCGGTGGCCCTGCTTGGACTACGGCAACAGGTACTGACGCAACTCTGTTTAACCAGATTAACAACATCTCTAATCTTGAAGGGATGTCCAGTGCCTACACAGGTGGAGCATTGGAAAAAAGTGAAGGTGGACTTGGCTCTAAAGAAGCTGTTCTTTGGGACTTCACTAGAAAACTGACAGCCGCCGGTGTAACCAGTCTTGCTGACATTGGTAAACGTATTGTTACAAGAACTATTCAGACTGAGAATGGCACAGAAACCGTTCAAGAAGAAGAGATCTACAACAAAAAAACCGGTCAGCCAATCAACATTGAAGGCACAACGCTAGGCAATCACCAAACCAACTATGGTTTTACTTTTACCAGTACAGGACTAGCTATCCCTACGACTACTGGCACTAAGAGTGATTGGGTTAACTTTAGGAACGATGTACTTCCAATAGTTTTATCTGCTGTATCTTTAGCATATCCAGCTGCCGCTCCTTATATTCAAGCTTACAACGCTGCTAAAGCGGCTAAAGATGGAAACTGGGCTGCTGCTGCTTTTAGTGGATTGGCTGCGGCTTCTGGCTTCTCAGCTAATATTTCTGCCGAGATTGACGCACTGGCAAATGCAGGTAGATTTGCAGAAGCCGAACAGTTGTTCAACGATAGCTGGTTAGCTCAAAACGCTGGAACTATAAACACAGCCAAAGATGTAACTTCATTAGTTAATGCTGCCACTAATAATAATTTAGCTGGTGTTATCAATGCAGGTGTAAACATAGCTGGTGCTTCCCTACCTGCCGAAATTAGAACTGGTATTAACTGGGCTAACTTTGGCAATGCTATGGCCAACAAAGACTGGGCAGGAATGGCTGGTGCAGCTACTGCTTTGACTAATAGTAGTGATCTAAAAGTAGCCGCATCTGCGCTTAACTTTAAAAAAGCATTAGACATCTTTGAGAAAACTGGCAACCCTGCTGGTTTGATTACTGCTGGTACAGCGTTTACAAATATTGTTAAAGGGTTGCCAACTACAGACACTACAAAAGTAGCATCTACTGATGACACTATTAGTACTTTATTAGCGGCTGGATTAACTGAAGAACAGATTAATGATTTAAATCTGTTTAATACTGGTGCAAAAATAGATAACGCATATTTAAATACCATTGGTGAAGGGGATATTACTAATGTTGTTGTTGGTGGTTCTAATTTACTAGCCTCTGCTGATGGCAGTCAATTGCCCGGCCCACCCAAATTAACACCCGGTTCTATCCAAACAGACATCAGTGGTTTGCCAAAGTTTATTGGCGCATTCAGCTTCGATAGTCAAAGCAATGTGACTGTACCAATTCAAAAAGATGCTTCTGGCAATCTGTTCTACACCGTTGATGGTGAAAAAATTGGTGTTAATGCTATTGATTATGAACGTGCATTCTATAAAGCTAATCCAAGTGAGTACTTAAGACTTGCTAATGAAGCTTATGGTATTGGAAACTTAGATGCCATTAATAAATTGTTAAGTGGCCAGTCCAACTTTGGTACGTCAATGGGTCAAACTGTTACTACCATTGATACGACAGCTAAAGATGTAACTGGAACATCAGCAGATACATTTTCAGATG